CATCGCCAGGCGTGAGCGGTGCAGGGTGGTGTCGTTCTCGGTGCCGCGCAGCCACGGGAAGACGCTCCTGGCGGCCCTGCTGGCCGGATGGGTCCTGAGGGACCCCGAGGCTGACCGGCTGGTTGTGAGCGCCGCCACGGCCCTCTCGCAGGCCCGCCTGTCCATGGAGGCCCTAGCCAAGATCCATTGGCCGGCTGACGGCAAGACCACGCCCTGGGCGGCCCGCATGTCAAACAACCAGCCGATGCTGCGCCACGGGAAGGGCAAGATGCTGCCCATCGCCCGGGACCCCAAGCGGGCGGACGGCGTGACCCCGGCGCTGGTGCTGGCCGACGAGGCGGCCCGTCTGCAGGGTGACTACCTGAGCCGGTTGATGACGGCGGCCACCAAGACCGCCGAGGGGCGGCTGCTGATGACCACCACGGCCGACGACGACCTGAGCCTGCCCTGGGCCGGCTGGCGGCAGGAGGCCGAGGCGCAGCTGCTGGCCGGCCGCCTGCGCGAGGACTGGGCGGTGCACCACTGGGCGTCTGACGCCGGGGCGGACATCCACGACCCGGTCCAGTGGCGCAAGGCCAACCCACAGCTGTGGATCGAGGGCGGGCACATCACCGAGGACACGATCAGGTCGGAACTGGCATTCCTAGGCAGCCGGTCGGACGGCGTCGAGGAGTTCCGCACCCAGCGGCTGAACCTTCCCGGCGGCAGCCTGGCAAGCGTCGGCATCGATGCGGCCGTGCTCGAGCAGGCCAGATTCGACTGGCGCATCGAGGACGTGCGCGGGCGCCGGGCTTGGGCCTTCATCGACTTCAGCCTGGGCAGCGTCGTGGGGGCTCGGGCCGACCTGACGAGCGTGGGGGTCGTGGTCGACGGCGGGGAGTTTGGGCTGCTGCGCACCTGGTCGTTCACCTGCGGGGAACTAGCGCACATGAAGCAGCAGCGGCCCTGGCTGCACGAACTGGTCCAGCAGGGGCACGTTCACCACAACGACGGGCAACTGATCGACTTTGACGCCGTCGAGGGCCTGCTGGGACAACTTGGTAGCACCCTCCAACTCGAGGCCGTCGGCGTCGACGAAGTCGGCTGGACGCAGAATTGGGTCCGGCAGGTCATGGTCGACAAACTGAACCTGCCGGTGGAGGCTCGGTCACAGTCAATCCGGGAGCAGGCACCCGCCTGGTCGACCTTCGTGGCGCTCATCCGCATGAAGGCGCTCCGGTACCACGACGACCCGGTGCTGCTACACCAACTGCGGCACGCCACGACCAAGACCTACGACGGCGGGCTCGTCAAACTGCAGAAGCGGGACGGGCAGAACATCGACGCCCTAGTTGCGGCCTGCAACGCGGCCCGCCTGTTCGAGCTGCGCGGGCGCTCCCAGCAGTGGATGCCGCCATCCGGCGTGATGACCATCTGACGCCACCTAGCGGACGGATCGACAATTTGCGGAATGTGACAGAAAATGTCACACCCGCCTATTGACAGAAAAAGCGCGTACTCAAACTGGGGGAGGCGTGGGACTCCTCTCGCGCTTCCGCAGCTACTTCCTGGGCAGTTTCAACGCGTCCATGCTGGTCGACACCAGCAGCGTCGGGGACGTTGAGGCGCTGCCTGGCGTCCAGCGTGCCATCGAGGGCGTGGCCTCGATGCTGGCCAGCGTCACGCTGTGCGTCTACGACAGCAAGGACCAGGAGGTGCAGCCTGCTGCCCTCAGCCTGCTGACCGGCCGCAGCACCGAGATGGTCAACGGTTGGGACCTGCGCCGGTGGCTGGTGACCGACGCGATGACGCAAGGCAACGCCTACGCGTACATCGCTCGTACCTACTCCGGCGAGGCCGCCGAACTCATCCCGCTCGAGCGTGGGCGAATCACGATCAACTGGTCGGCCAACCCGCTGCAGTACCTGCTCGACGGGCAGGCGATTCCGGCCAGCGACCTGATCCACGTGAAGGGCGGCTACAGCCGGTGGGCGTTCATTGGGGAAAGCCCGCTGGACAAGTGCCGCACGCAGCTGCAACTGGTTGCGGACCTCGACAACTGGGCGGCCACCATGGCGGCCACCGGCACGACCCGTCGCCTGTCGTTCCAATTCCCCACGCCGATCAGCGAGCAGGCGAAGCAGACGATCCTGCTCGCCTGGAAGGCCAAGCATGCCAAATCAGGCGGCGCGTCGGAACCGCTGATCATCGACGGAGGCGGCAAGATCGAGGGCGTCAGCGGGCAGGGCGACCTCGACGCCGTGACGGCGGCGCGGACTGCGGCCATGGGCGAGATTGCCCGAGCGCTGAACCTGCCGCTGTCGTTCCTGGCTGCGACCGAGGCGGGAACTCAGATTGACCTGAACGCCCAGCGAGCGCTCGTCGATCAGACGCTGCGGCCCTGGGCGAAGCGCATCGAGGCCGAACTGACGGCCAAACTGCTGCCCGGCTATCGCGTCGAGCACGACCTGCAGGAACTGCTCCGCGGCACGATGAAGGACACCGCCAAGGAGCTGTCCAAACTCGTCATGTCTGGCGTCCTCACGCCTAACGACGCCCGGTGGTTCATCGGCATGCAGCCGGTGCAGGACCCCATGGCAGACGAACTCATGATGCGCCTGGACACGGCGGCCGGTCAGGCCGAGGTGAACGGCGACCGCGAGGACGAGGAAAGCGAGTCGCCCGATGCAGATTGACCGCCGTTCGTTCGAGGTCCGCGCAGCCGTCGAGGGCAACACCGTGTCCGGGCTGGCCATTCCCTACGAGACTGAATCCCAGCCGCTGCCGTTCATCGAGACCATCCAGCGCGGCGCGTTCGCTGCCGACATCGGCAAGCGGAACGTGTCGCTGCTCGTCGAGCACGACGGCGGGCGCGTGCTGGCCGACACGCGCAGCGGCACGCTCGAGCTCGAGGAGACCGAGCGCGGAGTGACGTTCGCTGCTCGGCTGCCGGACACCCGCGACGGGCAGGACATGCGCGTCCTTCTGCGCGACGGCATCTACCAAAACATGTCGTTTGGGTTCGCGGTCGACAAGGACGAGTGGGCGGGCAACCGCCGCACCGTCGTGTCGGCCCGCCTTTACGAGGTCTCGCTCGTCCACACGCCCGCCTACGAGGCGACCGCAGCCGCGGTCCGGGCGTTTCGCAATTCCACCGGGCTCGTCGCTCGGTACCTGCGGCTGCGGATTGGAGACCTGAAATGACCGTGACCCTTGAAGCACTCCGTGAGAAGCGTGCGCAGCTCGTCGCTGCGTGCGAGCAGTACGCCGAAACCGCAACCCCCGATGCCGTTCGTTCGTTCGACGCGGCTGAGGAAGAGATCCGCGCCATCGACGGGCAGCTTGAGAGCCTGTCGATCCGCAGCCGCCTGGACGCCGTCAAGGCCAAGAACGGCCAACTGGTTGGCCGTCCCGAGGTCCGCAACGGCGGCAACGACGCCGAACTGGCGCGTTTCTTCGCTACGCGTGGCCGCGAGGGCAGCGGCAACATGGAACTGCGTACGACCCTGACGGTCGCTACCCCTGCCACCGCTGGCAACGCCGTGCCCCAGTCGGTGATGACCGGCGAGTTCGTGAAGTGGCTGGACTGGGGTGACCCCATCCGGCAGCTCGCCACGGTGCAGACCGTACCGAACAACCTGCGGCTGCCCGTCATCGACTCCCGCACGACCGTCACCGCAACCGCGGAAGGCGCCGCGTACACCGAAAGCAACTTCACCACCATTCTGAAGACCTCGGCGCCTACAAGGCCACCGCCACCACGCCGGTGACCGAAGAACTGCTGTTTGACGCGGCTATTGACGTTGCCGCCGAAGTGGTTGCCGACCACGCCCGCGCTCACAGCAAGTACCGCGCAAACAAGCACATCGTCGGCACTGGTTCTGCGCAGGAACAGGGACTTCTGAGTTCCGACACCAACTTCCAGTACTTGGTGAAGACCGGATCGCTGACGGCGAATCTCGACTTCGATGACATCATCTCCGCCTACACCACCCTGCCGACGGCATACGCCTCCAACGGCAGCTGGATCATGAATCAGGCAACCTGGGGGCAACTCCTGAGCCAGAAGGCCTCCACCACTGGCACCTACCTGTACGACGGCATGCAGGGCATGATGCTGCAGGAGGGAGCTGCTGGCATGCTCATGGGGCGCCCTGTGTACATCAGCGAGTTTGCGCCGGAATTCGTTTCCGGCACGGGCCGGAACTTGGTGTTCTTCGGCGATCTGTCTCGCGCCTATCGCATCGTGGACCGCAGGGAAGTCCAGTTCATCGTGGACCCCTACACGAACAGCGGCAGCGGCATCGTCAACTACCGCAGCTCGATGCGTTCCGACGCTCAGGTGGTCGACAAGTACGCCGGTGTCATCCTGGCGAACAAGGTCTGATCGATTCCATGTGACCCCGGACCGGCGGGGGGGACACCCCCCCCGGTCTTTTCAAAATGCCAGCACTCACCACCAGCGACATCAAGAGCCACCTGCGCATTTTTCACGCGCAGGATGACGCGTACATCGGCAACATCCTGCTGCCTGCCGTGCGCGAGACGGTCGAGCGCTGCACCGGCTTGGCTATGCAGGCACTCGAGCGCTCATACAAGGTGTCCGAGGAAGGGGACACCTGGGTGGTGCTCCCGATCCAGCCGGTAAACACCGCGTCAGCCATCACGGCGGTCTACGTCGACGACGACTCGGTGACGCAGACTGAGAACCCGGAACAGCACTGGGACGGCGAGCGCGTGGCTGTTCTGATCGAGGACGGCTGGAACCGTCCGGTGACCATCAACTGGAACACGTTGGTGGCCGACCATTACATCAACATGCTGGCGCTGCAGCTGTGCGGGCGCCTCTACGCCGACCGCGGCGACAGCACGGGCGCCATCGAGGGCAAGGCCCAGCAGATGCTGTTCGACATGCTCGGGGAGCACGGGGTGCACTGATGATCCCTCGAGGCATGTTCCGACATGAGATGGCGGTGCAGAACTACACCGCGTCCGTTGACAACTACGGGCAGGCAACCAAGACTTGGTCGACCGTGGCCACTGTGCTGGGCCACATCGAGTCCGCCGACGGGCGGTCCATCGACGCAGTCGACATCAACCGCGGGCAGACGGCCTGGCGGCTCGTCCTGCCCTGGATCGACTCGGTGACGGTGAAGAGCAGGAATCTGCTCCGCGAGACCGGCAAGACCGACCGCGTGCTCGAGGTCACCGGCGTGCTGGACCCGACGCTGGGCCGGATGGAACTCCACTGCGAAGCGCTCGAGGTGACGGCATGAGTTTCCGCCGCGGCGCCGAGTTCAATTCGCCGGAGCACCTGCGCAACTATCAGCGTTTCATGCAACGCCAGGTCAACGCGTCGGAGAACCTTGGCATTCTGCGGGCTGGCGCAAGCGCTCGCGCCCAAAAGGCATTCCTGGACGCCGAAATGGTGTTCCTGACGTTGCCCGACCGAGTCAGCCGGAACCTGTACAAGCAGCTGCTGAGGCGCAGCCTCAAGCGACTGGCGACGACGTACAAACAGAACTGGCTGACGCACGGGGCAACCCACCGCAGCTACGGCAACCAGGAAAGCCTGCGCAAGGCGTCCAGCAAGGTCATCCAGTCGATGGGTGACACCCGCGGGCTGAAGACCACCAGCCGCACCGGCTTCCGGTACAAGCGGCGCCCCAGGTCGTACATCGCTCCCATCGTGGACAGCGGCCGGGCCCAGTGGCACATCAAGCGCGACACCTACCGCGATTTCCCGCCCGAGGTCCTCAAGGAGGACCTGGCGCTGGTCATCGAGACGCAACTGGTCGAACTGGCCCGCAGGGCGCGGATGAAGGTGTCCAAGAAATGAGCATCGAGACCGCACTACGGCGCAGGCTCACCGACGACCTTGGCGTATCCGGGATCGTCAGCACCCGCGTTAGCCCGGAGTGGCGACGCGAGGGCACGGCGCTGCCTGCCATCGTCTACAGCATCGACGCCCGCACGCCGGTGCGCACGTTGACCGGGACGACCGAACTGGCCGAGTTCTCGGTGGCCATCGACTGCATCGCCACGTCACTGTCGGGCGCTCGAGCGCTCGCGGTTGCCGTGTCGGTCGTGCTGAACGACAACACCACCTACGGCACGGTGGACGGCACCAAGATCCAGTGGAGCGCCACCGACGGCGAAGACGTGGAGCGCATGGACGATCAGGAAGGCACGGACGACGGCCCGCGGGTGGTCCGTCAGACGTACCGCATTTGGGCAACAGGAGGCTAAGACATGGCATTCATCGCAAACGGCACAAGCATCAGCATCGGTGGCACCCCCGTTGATGCCACCGATATCAGCATTTCGGCCAGCAGCGCCGTTGTGGACGCTACGGCTCTCAACTCGGTACTGAGTACGGCCATCCAGGGCCGTCCGACCGTGACTGGGTCGGCGACGATCCACACCGACAACGCCACCGGGCTGACGCTCGCGCAGAAGTTCTGCGGGGCTACACCATCTACGGGGGCCATTAGTGTGGTTATTTTCGCCAGCGGCGCCGGTAGTGGAGGCGTCGATTTCAGCGAGGCAGTGGCCGGTTACCCGGCCGTGCTCGAGGTCCGGCCCATCACGGTCGGCGAGTGGCGCAAGGTCGAACAGCTGGACGACGACGCCAGGCAGTCGTTCCTGCTCGAGTCGTGCACTCGGGTGGACGGCGTGCCGGGCTCGACGGCGCTAGACGTGCATGTGGCCATGGCACTTGTCCAGGGGGTGATGGCAAACCCTTGGAGTGGACCGCAGCCGACCGCATCGAGCGGCTGCTGACGGTCCTGGCGTACGGGCTGACTCGTCAGCCGCAGACGGTGGTGGAACCATGGCGCAAGCCAGGACAGACTGACTGGATGGCAACTCTCGGGAAGGTGGCAACGTGGCGAAGCTAGGACTCTCAATCGGGATCGACGCCGACGTGACCGGCCTGCGCAAGATGGGCCAGCAGGCCACGGCGCAGCTCGAGGGCATCCGCGGCCAGTTCAACCGCATGCAGGGCCTGTTTGCCGCCGGGATGGCGTCTCCGCTGTTTCAGGCCATCGGCAGTTTCTACGAGGCCAACCGCGAGGCCCGCAAGACGTTGGCGGAACTTGTCCGGCCATTCTCAGCGCGAATCGTGGAGGCGGAAGTGTCCGCAATTCAAGCCAAGATGGTTGCCGGGCAGCGCATGGTCGGGCTGGGCATGGACGAGATGGAGGCCGCCAGGATTAGGCGTGATGCCCAGAAGGAAATTGGTACCGGGCTGATTGCCCAGGGGCCGGGCGGCATGGTTTCCAAGAGCTTCGAAAGTTTCTTCTCTGCTCCCGGTTCGTTCCTGACGAACGTGACGCGTGGCCTCGAGGGCAATCTGGACAAAGTGGTGCAGGACATGGGCATCGGATTCCGCATGCTCGGCGGTGGCGCCGGTGCCAGTGACCTCGAAAAGATGCAAATGCAGGCCGCCGGACTCCGCAGCCAACTGGGCTTTGCCATGGCAACCGGTAGCGGCGAGTCGGTCGAGTCGCTGAACTTGCAACTGCTGCGCGTGCTCGAGCAGATTGATCAGAACACTAGAGGGAAACGCTAATGGCTTGGGAAGTTCAACGGCTTCACAGCAATCAGACGTTCAGCATCGGCGTAGAACCAGCCGAATCTGTTCTACGCACGCAGTTTCTCGTTGCTCAGAACACCCTCGCTCATGATGGGTCGGGGGAGGACGGCTGGAACATCTGGAAACTGATCAAGGCGCAAACCGCACCGTTCAACGTCATCGAGCCGATTGGCGCTCGCTTGGCTGTCATCGCAGTCGACGTTGGGCTTGCGCAAATGATCGTCACGGACATCGAGGTCCAAACGCATCCAGCCAAGAACAACTGTTACGTCGTCACCCAGACGGCCAAGGCCGTGCTACTGGGAGAATCGCCATATCGTGGGCTCAAGATCAGCGAACAGACCAACGCTAGGCCGGTGCAGCAATACATCCGGCCAAAGCCAGGCCTAACCAGCGGATCACCGGCTGGTTCGTTCCCGCCAAGCGGGAACGTGACATGGCCACCCACTACGCTGATCAGTAACGGACTCGTCACTAATGTGATGGGCAACCCGATCCAATTCCTGGTACGCCAGAACATCATCCGGCTCGAGTTTCTCATCCACGAGCCTGCTACCAATGTCGGTTACACGAGCTTCCCTACCAATCCTCGGGCATACCTGTATCACCGAAACGCCAACGTGTTTTTAGGCGCTGCGGCTGGCAGGGTCTTGTTCCAGTCGTACGAATCGCGTTACGTCAGTGACCAGGTGAAGATGGACGTTTACACGTTTGTCGATGACGACTGGTTCCATCTGGAACAGATGGTGCTCCGCAACCCGGTAGACGGTTCAATTTGGAACGACTCGACGCAGTCGCTTGGTGGAAGCACTGTCAAGTGCACTGCTCGCGCTGTGTGGTTTCAGCCATACGAACCTACCGCGGCTTTCGACACGCCAGGCGTCATACTGCCTACTGAGATCCTGAACTACACGGCCTCAATCCCGCCGGGGTGGGTATGAGCGGATTTCTACAACCGTCTGTCTATGGCCCCATGGGGGTGTCTGCCGATGCGCAGAACGCCCTGATTACGGCCGCCCAGTTCGTCCACGCAAACAAGGCGCAACTTGAGCGCCTGCTTACAGCGCCAGGCGTGACGCGGGAATGGCACACGATGCGGATAGTGGGCAGCTCGTTGCTGACCTCCAATCGCTGGCAGTACGTGCTGAAAAAGGTGCAGCCAGCATCGTCGCCGTCATCGATCGTCGACGTTGGCCTTACGGAACTCACGGAAGTTACCGCTTACAACCTAGCGGAGTACGGCAACACCGCAGGCACTGCGGCAGGTGGCGTGAATGCAACGCGTGCAAACGCGTCTGGATTCCTCCTCCTCAAGGTCCCGGACGATTCGTTTGTGCACGCTTTCTTGTGCTACACCGCCGACGGCGTTAGCGTGGCTCTGTTTGAGCGTGCGAACGCTTGGGACGGTGAGTGCGTGTCGGCCCTGACGGTTTCGGTCGACGGGGGGACCTACTGATGTCTGACCAAATCCGGCTCAAGCGCTCGAGCACGGCGGGAGCGGTGCCAACGACGGCGCAGCTGCTCGAAGGGGAACTGGCCGTCAACACGGACGACGGGGCTATCTACTTTGA